CAATGGCGCAGTAATCTCGATCTTTGGAACACCATACAGCGTCGGCGGTGGAGGTGGTGGAGGTGCTATTGAATTCTTGACCGGCATGGGCACGGGCGGCACTGGTGGAGGTGGTAATGGCGCTGGGTTTACTGGGTTCACTGATAGTGGACGCCCTGGGACGATCAACACCGGTGGGGGTGGTGGAGGTGCCCGGCCAAACCCAGGAACTCAATTAGGGTCTGGCGGGTCTGGCGGCAGCGGTATCGTGATCATTGCAAGTACCGAATCTTTCCCAGCAAATACGGTCTATCCGCGAATCCAGAGTCGAGCTTGGTCTAACGCGATCAACATATCTGGAACGGCATCTGCTCTCGCTGGTGGGACCATCAACACCAATGGCACAATCACATTGACTGGTGATGATACCGCTGGTGAGACGGCGTGGTACTCAACTACGCCAACGGCAGGCATCGGCAACGGCTACTATATCAGATTTGATATTCAGCCAGACGCCAATGCATTTGGAAACTCTGTCACCGCTACCCCGGCAGTGGCGCCAAATGTTTGGTACCAGATGAATCAGGCGTTTACCTTCACCGCAAGCGCCGAGACCCTCGTTGGGCAGAACATGCAGGCCGCCGCCGGTGCGTCAGTTTTGTACGTGATCTCAACCACTGCTAGTGAAGCGGGTCGAGTTGCTACTGGAACCCTCAACGTGTACGCGATCGCAGAGGGTGATGATTCTGGTGGCCCAATTAACTAAGGGAAAGCATGGCACACTACGCACTCGTTGAAGATGGAGTCGTCCAAAACGTCATCGTTGTTCCAGACGACGATGACTCTGTTCTCGCCCTTCTACCAGGTACCTGGATTCAAACCTCGTACAACACACATGGTGGGGTTCATAGTGAAGGTGGGACACCAATACGCAAGAACTTTGCCGGGATCGGGTACGTGTACGACGCAGTTCGGGATGCGTTCTACCAACCAAAGCCATCGAACCTGTACGAGCTAGATGAGAGCACATGCCTGTGGCAGCTCAAGGCCCAGTACGCCGACCTGAGATACGTCGACCTGCTCTCAGACGAAGAGCCAGCGAGCACCACCATCGACGGGGTTGAGGGTCTGCGCGTGCTCTTCAAGAGCGCAGCTGAACCCGGGGTGTACGAGTTCGATGGTACGACCTTTGTCGCGACCAATGAGCTCGGTCCGATCCATGAACACAGCATGGCTCCTGACGATGTGTACGTACTGGTCGACGGATCATGGGTGCTGCAGACAGCAGGCGCGTGAGAATACAGGCATTAGGTGACAAATAGCGTGCGCCTGTAACGCCAGGCGACGACCGGGCACCTCTGTCACACCGACATAGTACCTAACAAAAAGGGGACCCGAAGGTCCCCTGGTGTCGCTCGTGTCGCCGAGTCAGTGCTTGTACTCAGCACTCTTCGGTTGTTCGGCACCTCGCTTCTCTAGCTCCTTGAGCTTTTCGGCGAGCATAGTACGGAGCTGTTCGCGCTTCAGTCGCCGCAGCTGCTTGACGGTCCCCAGCCCCAGACTGGCGGCGTGGATGAGCTGCTTCTCGAAGTCGCGCTGGACGCCTGCAAGGACGTCCCGGACATATGCCGGACCGAAGGTCACGCGACGACGACTGTTCATGGCCTGTTGGCTTTGCGAAATACCTGACATGGTGTGCTCCTGAGGGATCGCCCCTCCTGTGGTGCCGGAGACCTGCTGCCGGCTTCAGGTGAACGGGGTGTTCACAGGACCAATTGTGTCACAACTGCGCCACAATGTACATCACAGATCCTGGGACCGGCTGGGTCAGATCTCGAGGTTAACCCGATAGCCCCACAATGAGTCGAGGTACAGCAGGACCTGCTCGGTGTCGTCCTCATCGAGCTCACGCCCCTCGTACGGCTCGTACCGCAGGTACAGGGTGCGGTCGCCTTCAAGATCTGCGCCCTCGACCACGATCTGCGGCACGTAATTGATGCGCTCCTTCGAGCGCGCCAGCGCCGTGCGGATGTTGGCGTACCCCAGGTCGTCGTGGATCTCGGTCACAATCGCGCTGGCGGTGCGGTTCTCGAACTCCTCGTCCTCATCGTACTCCAAACCGACGGAGAACAGCCGCATATCGCGGATGACTTTTGGTGACAGGTACTGTTGGATAAAGCTGTCATCACGGTGGTCGAACGCTGCCTCCTTGACGGCATCCTGCCAGCGCTTGCCGATCAGACGTGGGAACCACTCCTTGTCCTCGGCGGTTGGGTTCTCACAGATCCGACGGATGTCACGGAAGATGTTGAAGCCAAGGGCGTACGGGTTTGGACCAGAGTACCACTTTGAGCTGTACGTCGGCTGGTACACGACGCCACTGTGGCTCTGTAGGTACGCAATGTACGCATCAGAGGAGATGACGCCCTTCTCCTCCAGCCGCTCCATGATGTAGAAGTGGCAGAACGTGGCGAACCCCTCATTCAAGGTCTTGGTTGGCCCCTGAGGTGAGAAGTACTGGTTGATCTTGTACACGATCCGAATGATCTCGCGCTTCCACCTTGCCAGGTTCGGCGATTTCTTCATGATATAGTACAGCAGGTTCTCCTCGTCAGCGTCCATGTCGTCATCACCGAGGTCGTCAAAGGACTTGGCGTCCTCCTCGGTGATCGTGGTACGCTTCAGGATGATGTCGAGCTCACGTTGTCGGCGCTCGTCCTCGACCATCAGTCGGCGCAGGCGTTCTTCCTCGTTGAGCTTCGGTCGGTGCTTGCGCTTGAACTTGTCGATTCCGTGAGATGCCAGCGCGTGGCACGCGTCAAGCACCTCCTCGACCTCACGCACACCATAACGCTCCTCACAGTGCCGGATGTAGTCGCGGGCGAACAGCATGTAATCGACGATCGAGCCGGCCTGGGTCCAGTACTTGAAGTACGCGTTGTTCGCGAACACGGCGTTGTGACCAACACCGGCGTGCGCCATCACCATGATCTGCATGTACGCCAGGTTTTCCTCCATCAGCAGGTTGATGCAGGGATTGGAGTTGATGACCATCTCGTACGCCAGCCCCATGCGGCCCTTCTCGTACTGCTTGGCGTTCTTCAGGAACTCCTTGCCGAACGACCAGTGATTGTAGTGCACTGGCAGGCCGATCGAGCTGTACGCGTCGAGCATCTGCTCCGCGCTCACGATCTCGAACTGGTTTGGGTACAGATCACGGCCTGGTACGAGCTCGAGCTCGTCTCGCGCAATGGTCTCTATCTCGTGCCAGGCCTTCTCGAGCAGCTCAGGCGTCCAGTCCGTGCGACTGTTGATCATAGGGTCTCCAGGAACGAAAGAATGAAACCTGGCGCTGAGAACATCAGCGCCAGCAGAAGCAAGAAGCACGACGCCCCAAGCATGAACAGCACGGTGCAGGTGATGATCTTGATTGGGTCGTTGTCCATTACACTCGCTCTTTGATCTTGTAGATCTTGTGGAAAGCCTCGAACACCTGGCTCTCGTCATCGATCTTGACCATGGCCAGCTTGTTCGTGCTGTTAGCGATCGAGGTCAAGACCGACCACAGGGTGACTGGGTGGCCATATCCCGCGGCGAAGCTCTGGCCGACTTGTGCGTACGACATGTATCGTAGCTTCGCGAGCAGACCGCTCTCCTCAAGAGCAGGGATGATGGCTGGGTTGTCGCTGTCCCAGTTGTCACCGTCACTGGCCTGCGAAAGGTAGATGTTCGTGTCGCGGGCGTCGTACCTGGCGCGAATGATGTTGTGCAGCAGCTCGTACGCCGGCGAGACGATTGTGCCACCGCTCTTGCGGGTCTCGAAGAACTCCTTCTCCGTCATCTCTTCTGCTTCATCGGTGTGCGCGATGAAGATCAGATCAGTCTGCGGGTACTTGCGCTTGATGAACGCGTACTGCAGCGAGAAGAACTTGCGTGCCATGCGCTTCTTAGGCTCGTCCATGGAGCCGCTGATGTCCATGATCATGGCAAACACCGCCTCAGCGGCCTTGACCAGGACCTTCTCCTTCTTGGTGTATCGAAGGTCGATGTCCTCGAAGAACGGCACCGAGCTGATCTTTTGGCGCAGCTCGGCGATGCGCTGTTCGATCTCATCCATGCGAACGTGAGCACGTTCGATATGCGCGGTCTCAACGTAAGAACCCAGCGCGGCAAGGAGCTTCTCGTACTCCTCGTTCAGCTCTTCAAGCTCATCACGATGAGGTGCGGTCAGCACGGTCTTGCGCGCGAACGCGTTCTTGTACGAGCGCTTGACGCTGAGCTGACCAGGCGTTCCGTGCTTCTGGAAGCCGGCGTGCTTTGGTTGGTACTCAGGCAGGTCCTTCTCGTGCGAGTTCTGCAGGTCAGGCAGGACACAGTCCTCGAAGAACACATCAAGGAACTCGTCCCTTGACACGTTCACGATGAAGTCATCTTCTCCTTCTTCACCTGGGCCACCAACGCTCTGTTCGCCCTCATCATCACCCATGAGCGGGAACTCATCACCGCGCTCGAACTCATCGTTCCCAATGAGCACGATCTCCCGCTTGCCGGTCTTCGGTGCGTAATGCAGCGTTGGCTCATGCAGAGAAGCCCTCGTGACCTTGACAGGGTTGGCGTGCTGGCGCCCACCAGCACCCATGCTCGTCACCCCACCGTTGTCGATCTCCTCTGGCCGCGCCTGGCGAATGGCGTCCTTGATACGACGCAGCAGACGCTGCCGATTTGGAATGGACTTGCCACCTCCGGTCTTGCGTCGATCGACGAAGATGTATGTTGTGGTCGGAAGCTTCTCTGCCATGAGTCCTCCTCAGGCGCTCTTCTTGTTTGCCGACCACCAGCTCACGAGGATCTTGACCTGGTTCTCGGTGTACCCGTTCTCGATCATGCGCTTCAGGAACTGCGTGTGCTTCTCCTCGGTCTCCTTGTCGGACTTCGGACCGAACGCCACCACCGGCATGATGTTCTCGGTGGCGCTGAACATGCGCTTCTCGAGCACGACCTTGATCTTCTCGTACTCGTTCCAGCGCGGCGAGCGACCCTCGTTGCGCGCCTTGTACCGCAGCACGTAGTGCACGATCTCGTTCCGGAAGTCCTTGGCGTTCACGATGCCGGCTGGCTTCTCGATCTCCTCGAGGCGCGAGTTCAGCATGTCACGGTTCAGGAGCGTGTGCGTCTCCGGATCACGGCACTGCTCATCGGCGATCCATGCCTCAGCGAACAGCACATAGCGCTCGAACAGGTTCTGGCCGAAGGAGTTGAAGCTGTCCAGGTACGCGGTGCGAAGCTCCTTCTCCAGGAACTCGAAGTACCGCTTGTGCAGCCATTCCTTGATGAACGACAGGTACCGCTTGTGCGTTTCCTCGTTCAGCGCTTCCTTCTTGATCGACTCCTCCAGCACGTACATCAGGTCGACTGGATTGGCCTGGATCTCCTCGGGGCGCAGATCGAACACCGCTGACAGGACCTTGAAGGCGAACCGCGTGCTCATACCGTTCATGCCCTCGTCCACACCAGCCGCGTCACGATACTCCTCATACGGCTTGGCGTTCGGCATCGTGTCCTTGACGTTCTCGCCGTTGTACACGCGCATCTTGGCGTAGATCGTGCTGTTCTCGGGCTCCTTGAGACGCGTCAGGATCATCCATTGTGCCAGCATCTTGAGGGTGCCGGGGGCGCGAGGTGCGTCACGCAGCGACGAGCCGGAGAGCATCTTCTCGTAGATCTTGATCTCCTCGTCGACACGCAGGCAGTACGGCACGTCGACGATGTACACGCGGTCCAGGAAGGCCTCGTTCGTCTTGTTGTTCTTGAACGTGAACCACTCGGCCTCGTTCGAGTGCGCGCAGATGATGCCGCTGTACGGCATCGATGGGATGGCCTCGGTGCCGTTGTAGTTGTGCTCCTGTGTCGCCATCAGCAGCGGGTTCAGGGTTTTGATGTTCGCCTTGAACATCTCGGCGAAGTCCATCAAGCCTTGGTTCGTGCGATTCAGGCCACCGCTGTAGCTGTAGCTGTACGGGTGGTTCTGCGGGTACTTCTCGAGCTTCCGCAGGTCGGTCTTGCCGATCAGCACCGACACGTCCTGGTTGTTCTCGTCACCAGGCTCGACCTTCATGACACCGATCTGGCGGTCCTTGCTCGGCCAGAGCTCGATCACTGAGAACCGCGTGATGTCACCACCGAACTCCTTGAGCTTCTCCTGCGCCCAACCAGACAGGATGATGCCGAGGTACGTGCGCGGGATGCCGTACTCCTTCTCGAGGAGCTCACCGTGCTCAGCCTTGTTGAAGAGCCCCAGCGGGCTCTCGAACACGGGGGAGATCCGCAGCTCGGGGTTGGCGTCGCTCGGATCGTACAGCACGTAGATCGGGTGGCGCTCCATGAGCTCCTTGAGCCGCTCCACCAACGAGGACTTGCCACCACCGACCGGGCCCTTGAGGTACAGGATCTGCTTGGACTCCTCAAGACCAGCGGCGCTGTTCCTGAAGTACGCCACGATCTTCTCGATGGCGTCCTCACCACCGTAGAAGTCGGCGAAGCTCTTGGTGTACACCCGAATCTTCTTGTTCGAGTGAATGCGCGACAGGCGGCTGTCAGAGCTGGTGTCAACCACCTCTGGTTGTCCGATCGCTGCCACCATGCGCTCGGCGGCAGTGGCGTACGCGAGACGGTTGGTCTTGCACAGCTCGAGGTACTCCTCGAGCGACATGACCTTGGGGGAAGCGAACTTGGCGGCGAAGGAAGCGGTGAGCGCGGTCAGTGCTGACATGTGGTCTCCAGAGTGGGCTAACTCAGAGACCTATTCTATGCGACGCGCTTACCTCATGAACTTGAAAACGGGATCAAGTGCGATTTGGTTATTCGCACTTCGCCTTGCTCAGTGCCACCCCACCTTGAACAAAGTGCGCAGCTTCAGGGCAGGTTGGTTCGTGCTGCACGAAGAACACGATCAGCACGAATGACACGATCGCGATGATCAGCGCGATCCACTCACGCGGGCACTTTGGTCGCATTGGCAGCACCGTCCATGTGTTGCATGTTCGCGTTCACGATCGCCCCGGTTTCGATGACCAGGTGTCGGTACTGCAGCACGTCGATCGTGACGCGAGCACCGGCCTTGATGGCAAGCACGCCCCGGACCTTGACCACACCGGCGGTCAAGGTCCCCGTGATCGTCAGGTTCTGCAGCTCGAGCTCGTTCGTGTTGACGCTGCCACCGATCGTCAGATGGACCTTGCTGTTCTCACGATCGGTGGCCAGCTCGCAGATCTTCTCGTTCTCGAGGATGCCATCGAACACGACGTGCTCGTCACCCGAGATCGTCATCACACCGCCGCTGATGCGGATCTCGGGCGAGATCAGGCTATCGAAGCCTTTCTTGGCAAATGGGTTCTTCATTTCCACCTCTTGAGGGTCAAAAAGGTCAGGTAAGTTTCGGCGTCGAGCAGGTGCTCGAGCTCGTCGAGCATCCAGCCCTCGTTTGCACGCTCTCGTTCCAGCATGAAGCGCTTCCACGAGAACAGGTCATGGCGCAGGGCGACGTCAGCGCCGCTGTTCGCATGCACCTGCGTCAGGCGAATCTCGTCGATGAGACCCAGGTCAATGGCCTCGGCGTACACAGTCGCCCCGCCAATGATCCAGGCATCTTGTGGAACGCGCTCGCTCAGGTACTCCATTGAGCTGAAGACCTGGATGTCGTCGCCAAGCTTGCCGAAGAGCTCGCGGGGGTTCTTTCGTGTGAGCACGATGTTCGTGCGGTTCGGCAACCCGTTCGGTCGACCAAGTGACATGAAGGTGTTGAACCCCATGATCACCACACCACCGGTGGTCAGGGTTTTGAACCGTCGCATGTCCAATGCCAGCTTCCACGGCAAGCGCCCATCCGCCCAACCAATGGCGTTTGCCCGGTCAGCTGCCACGATCATGCGCATCGCTATCCCTTTCGAGCTTGGAGCATCTGCACCGCTGGGTTGACGTACTCGTACTTCACCACGGCCTGCATGAAGATCGGAGAGCCATCCGCGCCATCCGCTACGGTAACACCTCCAATCGGCTCGAATTCGTCGCGGATCGCCGCGTTGACGTTCTTGAGCAGATCGCGGATCGTGTCGGCGCGAACCACGTTGTAGTCCACAGGTTGCTTGATGATCATGTTGCCTCCGGGACGTACCCCTCGATGATGTGATTGATCAGGGTCAGCTGGTTCACGAGCTCCAGCTTGATCGCCTCGTAAACCGTCTCTTGGTGCGGAAATTTGCGGCGTGCCTTTTTCAGCCGTGGCAAAAACTCGTCGGCGGTTTCCTTGACGTACCGCTCGAGCCGGGCGCGCTTGAACACACCGACCATGCTGGACACGTTGTTCACGCGGTCGCCGCCCTTGACGACCGACGTGTCCTCGTCCTCGAAGACGGGGTCCAGGCTGTAATTCGTTTTCTTGACGCCCAGCACCTCCTTCGAGAGCAGGTCGAGCTTGTGCGCGATCTCTTGGCCCCAGATCTGCTCGATCTCCAGCAACGGCACGTTCTTGTCCTCGACCACGTCATGCAAGAACACCAGGATGTACACGGTGATCGGGTTCTTGATGTGTTTGTGCAGCGTCCTGAGGTGGTGAAAGATCCCGAGCTGGTGGATGAACTCGGGCTCGCCTCCGTTCCGGATGCCGGTGTGTCGTTCGACCCCGTACTCCAGCGCCTCCAGGACCTTGAAGTACGCGGGGTTGTGCTCGGCCATGCCAAGCAGCCAGTACCGCGCGGCGATCAGAAGCTTCTCAAACTTGCTCATCGTGCTGTTCCTCGGCGACACCAGGGTGGTCCGGCGACACCAGGGCCTGTGCGAACACAGTGCCTATCACCTTGAATGAAACGGGTGCCTGGATCGTCGCCATGGCAGTCGGTCCAAATCCCCGGCGCGCTGTCTGTGTTTCGGTCAGGTACTCGACCTCGGCCATGTCGACCCACTCGTTCACCAGTCGGTGAAGCTCGCCGCGGCACGAGCTCAGGTGGTCAAAGACCCCAGCGCTGACGCAGCGATGGAGCCGACGGCGAACCTGGTCACTGTCCACGTCAGCACCGCACGGCTTTGCCGTCTTGCACGATGATCGTGCCGTCTTGCCGGACCACCATACCGTTCACACATCGCGGTCCGCTCTCAACGCGCTCTACGGTCCTGCTGCGCGAATCACCCCAGGGCTGACGACGATTGTTGTCGTCTTGTGTTGTGAACACCGGAGCCGCCACCGCGACCAGGATGCCGATGATCGCGATGACGACCATGAGCTCGATCAGGGTAAAGCCGCGGTTCATTTCAGGAGCCCCACAAGTTCGACTCGGCAGTGCTCGCACAGGCGAAAGCACATACCGCGTAGGTTGACCTCGGTCACGACCTGATGGGTCATGTCCGTGCAGGCGTTGCACGATCCGACCATCGAACGTGCCTGGTTTGGCATCACGAGGATGCCCTCGTTTCGGCGAACGCCGGCCCATGAAGGGTCGACGTCGGTCTTCGCTTTAGACATTACGCCCATAGAACAGCTTCTCCAGGTAAGCGACCGCATGACGTGGCGTCAGCATAAGCTCCGCGTCCTCGTCGACGAGCTCGATGTCGTCGAGCGAATCGGCGCCGATCTCCCTGAACGGCTTGTCCAGATCGACCTCTTTCTCGTCGATCCCCATCTGGCTCGCTACGATCCGTCGAACCACGTCCTCATGGATCTTCAGCGCTTGGGGCGGCGTCAAAGGATCATTGCAGTTCCTGATCTCGTCGTACAACAAGTTGTAGAACGAGCGAATGCCGTCCTCCACACCTGCTGATCCGTTCTTGATCAGCCCGTCGGTGACCTGACGCAGGAACTGGCCCCTGAGGGACGACAGCCGCTCGAAAGCACGCGATGTTCGAACATCCACGTCATGAGCTGCTTGATCGGCTCCTGGCTGTCGAGGTGCGTGACACCTTTGTGCAGGATCTCGAAGAACACCTTGGACGAGACGTCCTTGAGAAGTTCGTCGTACGTCACTGCTGCTCCTCCACCGTGAAGCCCAGGGCACGGAGCTCTTCGACTTGGTATGTCACGTTCTTGGCTTGGAAATCGACGATCTCCAGGACGGGCGACAGGCTGGAATCACCGCCCCAGACCACGTTTGCGACGGTCTGGCCACCCATCGAAACCGAGCCACCCGTGCGCCGTTGCGACAGGATGGCCAGCTCGAGCCGGCGGATGAACTCCTCCGGGTCTTCTTTCAGCTTGTGAAGGGCGTCATGATCGAAAATGACGACGGACTTGTGCCCCATGCTTTGCTCCCGTTGATAGGAGCATTGTACTTCGAAGAAGTAACGAACGGATCCTTGTTACTTCTTCTCGAGGCGCTTCGCTCGCTCGGCCATCTTGGAGACAACCTCCTTGAACGCGCCGTCGTAGATCTTGACCAGTGACTTGACCGCGTCACCAGCCACCAGGCGCGGCTTCGGCGCCTTCAGGCGGCTCGGGCGGCGCTCACCGTTCATCCACGAGGTCTTGGCTGACGTGCGGATCTGACCGTTCGCGTACACGGTGTACACGTCCTCGTGGGTGGCGCCCGGCTTCTTGAACGAGAAGGTGCCGTTCGCACGCTCCGCGTCCGTGCTCACGTCGACCGCTCGGAGGTCCTTGTACACGGACAGCTCCTTGGCCTGCTTGATCGCGGCCTCCAGATCGTCCTTGGTGACACCAAGGCGCGCCATCCAGTCCTTCACCGTGCCAACGATCTGCTTCCGCTCAGGATCGTAACCGGGGGTGTAGTACCCCTTGTCGGTTGGGACGCGCTTTGCTTCCATCAGCTCTTTGATCTTCATGTGGCACCGAATGAAAAAGGGTCTGGGTATTTAGCCCAGACCCTCTGTCGAATGGCGCGCGTTAGGCGGCGCGCTTCAGTTCCGGACGCTCGTGCTGGCGAGCCTGGCGGCGATCCACGCCGACGAACGGCAGCTGCTGCTTGCGGCGTTCGACGACGGGCACCACCTGCAGGTGCGGGCCGGTCTTGGCGGCCCAGACGGGCTTCCTCGACAGGGAGACCGCGGTCTCGATGAAGGTTGCGAACAGGATCAGCGCCACGCCGATCATCAACACGCCGTACACGATGCTCATCACGATCTCCAAGTCAAGGTCCTGAGGGATCACCCCTCCTGTGGTTGCTACGAACCCGTCGTAGCTTCGGACGTTTGTGAACGTACTGAAATCATATCCAACCCCGAGCAGGATTGACATCAGAGATCTGTAACGAAAAAGGGACCTGTAACGGTCCCTTGATCCAGGCTCAGGAGAGCTTAGCGACGACCGAGCGTCGCGAAGTCCGCGATGATCTGCGGCGCGGCAGAGTCGAAGCCCGCGATGTCCATCTGACCAGCGTCCTTCGGATCAGCGATCGTGAACTCGGAGACCGAGGTTCCGATCACGACCGCCTTCGCCGTCGGTACGAAGCTGTTCCGGTACTTGTTCAGGTGCTGGCTGGCATGGCCATCCCGTCCTGCCCAAGTCTCGTTGTCCGTGATGGTCACGAACAGGTCGACACCAGACATCTTGTGCTGCTGTGCGTACCGCATCGGTGCCGAGCAGTCCGTGCCACCACCGTACGCCGACTTCAGCTTGCGCATCACGTCATCAAGGCGCATGCTCGGGGAGATCTTGATCTCCTTGAGCGTGGTGTCGAACGTACCGACGAAGTAGTTCGACTGGTTCTTGACGATCGCCATCGCCATGCACGCGGCAACGTCAGCCGCCACCAGGTTCGGAGAACCGATGACCTTTGACGACTCCCACCACATGGAGCCCGACGTGTCGATGCCCATGACGATGCCCATGCCAGTGTCCTCGACGTTCGAGAACGACGCGTAGAACGCATCATTCAGCGCGTCAACGATGCGCTGGTTCACCGGCCACGTGCCAGAGCCACGCTCACCACGACCCATGCCGTACTGCTTCAGGGCCTGCAAGAGCGTCACCGGGTGGAGACGCTGCTTCTTGAGCTCCTCAGCATTCGACAGCTTCGCGATCGCGAGCTTCTGTCCCGCTGACATCGGATCGAACACGCCGATCGCGCTCAGACGACCCAGCTGACGGATCAGCGCGGTCATGCCCATGGACGGCAGCAGGGCCATCATGACCGACGTGTCCTTGAGGAACTGCGTCGGCACCATCTCCCAGGTCAGGTTGCGGTTCTGCTCGACGAGCTTCACCACCTCCTTTGCCGTTGTGGCGTGCTTCAGGTACTCGAAGTCCACCAGGAGCTGCGGCACCGGGGCGCCCTTTTCCAGGGACTCGGCGCCCTTGACGACGTACTTGAACAGGTTGTTCTGGACATCGTCCTCCGGCTTCACGTGCGCCAGGCGCAGCACGTCACGGTGCGACCATTCGTTGCGCGACTGGTACTTCAGGAGCTGCAACGCCAAGCGATCAGCCGAGCGGCCCTTGTACCAGGCTGCGATACCACGCTTCGCCGCCGCGTTCCACTTGCCCATCGAGTTCAAGATCGACACGAACGTGAACAGGTGCGTGCCGGTGCGAGCCACCTGGTTCAGGGCCTCGTACGCCATGGCTTGTGTCTCACGATCGCCCTTCGACGCCGCCACCGCGAGCAGCACCAGGCTCGGATCGTTCTTGGGCGCGCGGCCCGTCACGGAGTACTCGACCGCACGGTCGATGGCGCGCTTGGCATCGCTCTTCAGGCACGCCAGCACGGTCTTGAAGCTCTGCTTCATCACGTCATCGCGCTTGACGTAGTAGTTCCCGCTCTCTGAGCCGATCATCAGGAAGCGGTCAAGCACGCCCCACTGGTCGAGCTTGAAGGTGAAACCGCCGGCGTTGTTTACCACCATCTCGGCCTCACGGCCCGGGATCGGCTTGTCTTGCGGGGTGTTGCCAGCAACAGCCTTCTTCGGGGACTGCTCAGCGGCGAAATTGGTGTACACAGATGCTGACATGGAAATGTCTCCTCCTATTTTCGGTTGGCACAGATGGCGCGGCCAACAAAGCGCAACGCTTACAGAACTCAGCAAAAGGTGTGATCGGGGGCTTCGGTCCAGGGCGTACCATAAACCTACACCGTCTTTCGGAGGACGGTATCCGGATGGTCCTTCAGGGCCAACAGCCATCGTGCTCTTCAGCACGCAAGCACCGCATCTTTAGTTGCCAGCCTTTTGCGGGAGACGCATCTTTACGCGATGCAACGTCTGGCGCATTTCATTCCGGTTTCCCGGCCATACGCCAGAGCTCTTTAGGCGTTAACCAATCACGTCCGGCTGAGTTTTGTAAGCGTTGATGTGATTGAGATTGTAGTTACGCCAGAACTTCTTTCACACTCTTTTCAGGTTCGAGGATGGTGTCCTCGACATACAGCAGGCCGGGGCTGATGATGGTCCACCAGCTCGCGCTCGGCACCGCCGCGCTCTCGAGTCGATCGATGTCGACTACGTTCTCGAAGCGCATCATTGCAATGCGCTCGTTAGGAAGCTTGACCTTGATCCATTCACTGATCGGTTGGTCCTTGAACTTGCCAAGGCTAGCTTCAGACTTCTCGATCACCGTGTCGGCGCTGAGCCACAGCTGCGGCGGCTCAAGCGCCTTCGGATCAACGATCAAAGCCGAATCATCCGCCTTCATCCCGGCGATAAAGCCAAGGACAAAGCACAACAGCAGCGTCAGCGCTGGGAACAGCAGCCAGATCGCCAGCAGCGCGCCCCAGCTAGGCCAAACCGACACGCTCAGAACCAGGCTGAGGACGAAGGCTGATAGCACCGAGGTGCGAATGATTTTTTGGTACATCGTTCCCTATTGTAAAATGGCCGCTCGGCGGCGGCCATTCCCGTTTTGGGCTCAGGTTACACAGTTACGACTAGTGCGCCGTAATGTCCTTCAGGATGTTGTGCGCTCGGCTCTGGCTTGGGATGAACTGTGCCAGGTACTCGGCCTGTACCGGAAGAATGCGCCGACCCTTCAGGATCAGGTGCTCTGCCCGGTTCGGCGCGTAAGGCACGTACAGCAGCTCCATCCCCACCTCTTCGAGCAGCATGTCGTCCTTCTTGTGGTTGTCGTGCTCGCACGCCGTGACCACGTTCGTCCAGACATCGAGGCCACCACGCGAGACCGGGATGACGTGATCGCGCGTCAGCTTCGACTCTGGGAAGAGCCGACCGCAGTACGCACACGTCCACTGGTCGCGTGCGAACAGCTCACGGTTCGTCAGGGTCGGCACTCGGTTGCGACGATGCGCGTGCGCGTTCTCGCCCTTGACCGCCACGATCGGCGCGGTCCACAGCTTTGAGACCTCACCGGTCAACCGGTTCTGGCCACCGCGGAACAGAACATGCGACTCGTCACCGAGTTGCCATGCCACCAGGTTCTTTGCATGGTAGGTAATGGCGAGCTCACGGGAGATCCATCTGTGTGGCTGTCCCTGTTGGTCAAGTGCTAAGATCTGCATGCTTCATCTCCACGATTTTCCGTCTCAAGGACTCTACGTACTTGACGTGGTCCCGTCGACCTTGTTCCTTGAATTCATCTAAGGTCATCCATAAGGTATACTCGGTTTCATCACACCACTTGTCAAAGTCCCAACGATCTCGAATCTGAACCGAGAAGACCGTCAGGTGGTACGCCCCGCTCCGAAGCTCAACGCGTTCGTCAGCGAGCAGCTCTGGTTCTCCGATCAGGTTGTCTACTCGAAGTCCCAGCTCTTCTTCGGCCTCGCGGACGGCGCACTGCAGCGCGTTCTCGCCAAGCTCGATCTTCCCTTTGCTGATCATAGGACGAGGCCCACCGAACTTAGGATTCGATGACACCATCATCATAAAGCACGGCTCACCTGTTTCGGTGCGAGTCCAGGGAATAAGGCCTGATCTCGGGCGCTTTTCGTATCCTGGCTCGTCTGCGTGATCCATGTTCATATTGTACCCCCTTGATGTGAAAATGGGGACAGAGCGTCCCCACTATTGATCCTCTCTTAGGACCTATTTACGGGGTGCAAAGGTGATTTTTTCTTCATGAACATCATTGCAAGCCGTTCCAGTGATCTGATCGCAGTCATCGCGGCGACTGCATGTTTTACAGCGCCGCCGATCATCACCTTCAAAGTGCGTCAGATGAAATCTACGATTGTTTTCAGGTTTTCGCCAATATTTGCAGACCAGATGGCGTCTGATCAACAACAAGATGACCACAACAGCTGTCACCCCTAGGATGTACAGCTGAAGATCGCTGATGCTGATCAGCATGTCATCAAACATTGGGATCATTTCAGATCAGTCGGCTTGCTCTTGAAAACCAACGCCTTGCCAATGTGATACAGCTTGATCCAGAACGGCGAGAACGCCGCACCAATCGCAATACCAATCAAAAGATCCATGGTTATCTCCTACCTTCGTATGTTGAGGACCTGAAGTTCTTGAAGTACAACTCGGTGGAGATCCGAGAACCTTCAAGGCGAATTCGTTCGATCAGCGCCGGCGTGGCACCAGCTGAGACTCCAATTGTGATGTACCCAGAGAATTCGCCGTAATACGGCGGCAAGCTGATCCTGCAGATTGTCTGCGTGAACCTTTCAAGCTCTGGCATTCGTGTACTGAAGGAGGTGCTTTTGAACTCATCACACCTGAACTCGCCGTTGATCATTGACACGATCTGAGAGTTCTCGGCTTCATTCGTGCCAAAGAGCGTGAAGGTTGTTCCTTGATCCGCCTCAGCGAGCTCAAAGAGCGTATTGATGTAAGGATCATTCGAGAACGCGTACAGTATCTCACGCTGGTTGATCCGGATGTTCGATCCTGAGATTGTCACAAACTTTACGAGTTGTTCTCGCTTGACGAAGGCCTCGATTCTTGCCCTGGTATCTGCTGGGACGTTAAGACGTGACACCGTGATAGGGGCCTCATCATGGCCGCTGAAGATCACTGACAGCGCATTTCGTTGCTCTAACAGAGTGATGCTCACGATGATCACCAAAGAGAAAGACGATAGCAGAGCCAGTCTCTTAGGTGTGGTCCAAGAGACAAACCGATCCAAGAATGGTAGCAGTCGTTTTAGCACGGCGGGTCCTATGTTACCGCCTATTTAGGTCATTCAACCCTGCGGGAGTTCTTTCTTCAGGACATCACGAATGTAGATCTCCGTTGAGAGTCTAGCAAGCTCCAAACGAATGGCCTCAAGCTCACTTTTTGTGAGTTGCGAGTTCACCCCGATGGTCAAGATTCCGACAAATCTACCGTAGAACGGTGGAACCGCAAGTCTACAGATGACTTGAATTTCACTGACAACGAATGGAAAGATCTTTCCAAACACAGTATCTGGTGTTCTGGTGCATGAGAATTCATTGTTTAGAACCGAGATGATCTGTTGCGTGTTCTTCTGATCGGTATCAAATACAGGTTGTGGTAACAAGGTTGCCACTTTCGCCCTAATTTGAGGCTCGAACTTGCTCTCAACGTACCAAAATCTCGGTAACCGTCGATTCTTCTGCAAGTCAATCTCGGTGACCAAGATCATGTTGATTGACGGGTTCTTTATCACGAGATCGGTGAGAGCTCGTTGGCTGACTGCCCCAACGGTCCAATTCGTAGGAACTTTTTCTTCGACAAAGACCTGATGAATCTTTGCAAAAACAGCACCGCGATTCTCATACAACAGCGTGATCAATGTGGCAAGTACACCAGCAACCAGCACTGCGAGAATTCGTTTGACGGTGAGCTTGTCTGTGAGATCTTCTACTAGCTGAAACCACTCAAATGGAGTTTTGTCCATCAACGCCTCTTAGCGAATTTGACTTCCTTCCACTTGGGGTGCCCCCAACGTTTGAGATCAGTCTGATTGTCGACAATGCAAGATAAGAGGTCCTTGATGATGGACTCTGGAACGTCGCGAGCGGCTGCCAGCAGCGCCCTCGTGCTCAACAGCTCAACTGGTTGATCTTGCCAAGGATAGACTTGCTCTTTGAGGCTTTTCTTCTCGTACCCTGGGGCGTTGACGTCGCCAAGATCGAGCAACTTGATTCTTGACTTCATGAGCTTTCCAAGCTCATTGTACAGGTTGAATGGCTGGCCCGCCACCATGACCATAGCATCGAGTTCACCCGTTACCACACCGAGCAAGGCCTCATCAGGACCTCGCTCAACTGGAATCCACCGCGTATTGAGATGTCTCTGAAGGTTCTGTGATGTGAACCAAACGCCTGATCCAACGACGCCAATCGCCACGCGCTTTCCAGCAAGATCCTCGATGCTGTCGATCTTGGATTCCTTGCTCACTAGGATCGAGATCTCTTCGGAGTACAGAGTCATCACGGTGTGCAGCAGCCCGCGCACACGATTCTCTGAGCCCATGATCGATGACAGGGCGTCTTGTTGGATGAAAGCTAACCTAAAGCCACGAATCGGCTGGGGGACAATCAGGTTGTTGACGTTCGCCAGGGAACCGTCAGTTGGAATCACCTGGATGTTGAACTGCGCTCCACAGGCGCGCTCAATGTCCTCACCCATCCGATGGTACGTACCACGGATGGATGCCGTGTACAGGTTGATGAATGGCTTCTCTTGGGCGTGCGCTTGATCAAGCAACGCCATCCACCCAAGCAACAGGACAAGAAAGATCTTCATACCGCGGTCTCCTACGGTATTTAGGACAGTGGTACCCCCGAGAGGACTCGAACCTCAACATCCGACCTTCGGAGGGTCAGCGCCGTTCCTTCGGCGGGGGTGTTATTTCTTGGCCTTTGGTTCTTTGACCGGCCCATTGAGCTTCTTGAGCTCAGACTTTGGGAAGATCAAGGCTGGTAGCGTGTCCTTGCCAGACAGGTAGGCCTTGGCGACACGGTGATTGCCATCAACGATGATGCCGCCGTCAGGGGTCTCAACCACGAAGATGGGCTCATTCAGGCGCTCATCACCGATCTTGCCGACGTGATCGTAGTCGATCTTCATGAAGAGCGATGCCGGGCGCTTTTCGGGGGCAGAACGGCGTAGGGACAGGATCTGTTCGGCCCAAGCGACGATGTTGAAGCTCTCGTCCTTGGTGAACTTCACGTCCTTCGCCTCGACATGTCGACGAATCAAGTCGATGTCGAAGCTGTATTTGAAGAACCGAAAGCGCTCGGCTTCGTTGAGTAATTCGGAGATACGCATGGCGGTGATCCTTGTGATAATCACCTATTTATGGAACCCCCGGAGAGAATCGAACTCTCACAAGCGGCCTTAGAACGACCAATGCCAATCCAATGGCGGGGGTATGGCTCCGCTTCCTGGGCTCGAACCAGGGACCTACGGATTAACTAAAGCACTCGCTATGAGTGCTTGATGTCAGTCCGTCGCTGCTACCGACTGAGCTAAAGCGGAATAGAAGTCGACAAATGAGGTGAAACAGGGTTACGAATGGAGATAACCCTGTCTCGTTCGGTCGACTATCATCTTGGAGTGAGGGGCCGGATTCGAACCGGCGGTGGGATGCGTTTGCAGCGCATTACATTGGGCCTCTCTGTCACCCTCACATTGGTGTCATTCTATCTTCTATCGTGGTGCTGCCGCCGGGAATCGAACCCGAGACGCATCCGTACCAAGGATGTATGTTACCACTAGCACTACAGCAGCGTGTTCTTATTTGACTGGGTACTTGGCCTTGATGGCGTCAAGCTTCTCGTCGTATGACGTGCCCCATTCTTTGATGCTCTTCACGAACTTGGTCCACATGTCCTTGAGCTTAGACCACAGACCTTCTTCAAGTTTGGGCTTGACTTTCAGAGCCGTCGGTGTGTCCTTTGGAGGGATCATCTCAGTGTACTTGTCCAAGATCTCCTTGGCTTTTTCATCGAGCTCTGGTACCAGCCGTGCCAGCGCGGCAAAAGCGCTCTCATAGTCGACCTTCTTCGTCGGCTGCTTGTGTTCAGCCTTTTCAGCGGCCGTGAGCATCACCGTGTACGAGATGGTCTCGATGACACGGGTCACCAGCGTGTCCTCGGCGTCAAAGATCCGATCACCAACCTCCTTGACCGCTGCATTGAGCTCGTCGCGCTTCTCCTTGAGAAGCTTGGCGGTCTTGTCGAGGCGCTCATAGCGCTTTGCCAGACGAGTCATCGCTCCAGAATCGTTACCCTCAAGCTCAAGGATCACCTTCTGCAGCGCGCCCTTGACGCGCTTCTCGGTGTACTTGAACTGCGGTTGGCGTGCTTCGAATAGGTCTTGAATCTTCATAGGGACTCCGTGTGCTCCCTATTTACGTGAAGTTCTTGGGCAGGTGAACGGGAGTCGAACCCTATCTCGCTGATTCACAGTCAGCTGTGCGCACCGGTACACTATTCCCTGCATAGGTCTTGGCGGGAGCGGAGGGAATCGAACCCCCGTCGAAGATTTTGGAGATCCCCGTGTTACCACTACACCACGCTCCCATATTGAATTGCTGGTAGGATTGACCGGCTTCGACACCAGCTGCACCTACTTTCGGACATGGAATTCCTGATCCGCACAGCGCTTAAGCGTCACCCTTAGCGCCTGCATCCGAAGCTGAAGAGTGACCTCATCCCCAGCCCCCGTTCATACCGGGTTGCAGCAAACTTGGTGCCCTCTAGAGGAATCGAACCCCTGTCAAAGCTGTACGAAAGCCTTGTACTACCACTGTACGAAAAGGGCAAATTTTGGAGGTGACGGCGAGGTTCGAACTCGCTTCATTCAGCCTTATGAGGGCTGCGCACTTCCTCTAGTGCTACGTCACCGTGTTGGCTAGGGAGGTGGGACTCGAACCCACAAAGTCACTAAGGACCGCCGGGGTCAAAACCCGGTGCGTCTAAGCCGTTTCGCCACTCCCCATCTGATTGTTTTGGAGCCTCGTGAGGGATTCGAACCCCCGACCTTCTGGTTCGTAGCCAAACGCTCTAATCCACTGAGCTAACGAGGCAAGATGCAATTTGCTCCGCGGGCAGGGATCGAACCTGCGAAACGCTCACGCGTGTCTCCGGTTAACAGCCGGGCCCGTTACCTACTCCGGTCACCGCGGAGCAAATTACACATTGAAAATTGGAACACCCAGCGGGACTTGAACCCGTCATTTCCGCCTTGAGGGGGCAGCGTCCTAGCCATTAGACGATGGGTGTATGGTCCGAACAAAGAGATGCAAGACGGGGCATCTAAAAAGGATAACCGTCTCACTGCGGTTCGGATGTTTGGTAGCCACGGTTGGGATCGAACCAACGACCTTCGCCTTATCAAGACGCTGCTCTACCGCTGAGCTACACGGCCTTTCTTCCTCGTCGATATCCCAGTTGAAGATATTGATCAAGGTCACTAAGCTTGATTTTGATGGGCGATCCGTTTGTCACCCAACAAGTTCCATACTGAGAGTTCGCTTTGCCAGACTGCTTTCCAGCATGCGCCTTCTTCATCTTTTCGATGGTTTCAGGACTGTGCCTTTTACCATGGAATCGACCACTACCATAATCAAGCTCTCTAGCACGGAGGGTAGCGGCCGATTTAGCATTTCTCTCTTTTACATCCAGAGATCCACGGTGGAATCGCGCGTGAAGTACTTTCAAGCTTGCTAAGGTGCATCTCTTGCGGTGTTCCTCATCTTTGAAACCGCCGCCACCTCCAAGCTGTAGATTCATACAGAGTTGCTGGGCGATAAGCTCCTCATTAACAATCTCTCTTTCTCGCAATCTCAAAGATGGGCGATCTGGAAGAAATTCAAGAATCTCCTTCGTATGCTTCTCTTTGCCGTGCTTCCTGATGGACTTCCACAGCAGCTGACCTGAACCAAAGTATCCGTCATCAAGGTCATCAGTAGAGTGCATCCCAATGTAGAACTTCCCATCTTCACGGGTGATCTTGTAGATGTAGTGATACTTTCGCCGCTCTGCTTGTTTCATACGACCTCCGTCGTATTTAGCAGATCCGGTAAATATGTTCCGCGGTGCGAACTGAAGGAATCGAACCTCCCCCTCTCTCGAGTCAAGAGAGATAACCATCTGTCGAGCGGTTGGCGTTGCCAACAAAGGTTGAAGACGGTGTTTAAGTGTGCTAGCCACTACACCAAGTTCGCGTGTTCTGGAACCACCGAGAGGATTCGAACCTCCGCAGCCGGCGTTCGTAGCGCCAGTGTCTGTCCACAGACGGTGGTATGGTGGGGGCACTGGGATTCGAACCCAGGACCTACCGGTTAAAAGCCGGTTGCTGCTTGACCGCTGAGCTATACCCCCAACGGGGTACGTTTGCCAGCGGCGCTTTGTGCTTCGCGCATAAGCGCCTCCTTTCAAGGTTGGCGGTCCCGAGGGGAATCGAACCCCCGCATCCGGATAGACAGTCCAGCAGGCTACCACTACATCACGGAACCATGAATTTTGGGGTGACAGACGGGACTCGAACCCGCGACAACAGGAGTCACAATCCTGGACTCTACCAACTGAGCTACTGTCACCATCGTTGTTTTGGCAAGGGAGGTGGGACTCGAACCCACGCACTCCGAACTCAGAATCCGGCCACTCTTCCCCTTAAGCTACTCCCCACTTGCCTTGGTGCCTCCGTCAGGAATCGAACCTGCGTCTGACGATTATCGGTCGTCTGCTCTACCATTGAGCTACAGAGGCGAATTTGAAGCCCCACGCCGGATTCGAACCGGCGCCTTCCCTTCACAGTGAGAACGTGGTCTGGACGTCTCCAGGCACTGATCACTGCTATCACTCTACTAGGACCCGTCGATCACCAGTGAATGAAGGACGTTCTTACCGCTAGCACTAGCGGGGCATTGACTTGGTACACCGTGGGGGAATCGAACCCCAGCCGAAGCGCCTGCGTGAAAGGCAGGTGACCGTTACCAGCAGTCATCACGGTGCATTGATCTGGTACCGGCCGTGGGAATCGAACCCACCTGGTCCCGCTTAAGAGGCGGATACATCAACCACTCTGTCAGACCGGTGTAATTTTTTCTCTATTCGTTTCAAGTGAGTATGACTCAGTCCCGTTTGTCTAGCTAAGGAAGCCAGATATCCACGAACTTTTGGTGTCGCTTCGAACAATGGTCTAAATGATTCCCAGTGCTCTTCTTTCTTTCGACGAACCTCAGCTGAAATCTTTCCCGCCTTTGAGGCGAAGGCCCTCACACACTCAATTCCATGTTTTTCGATGGTGCGCTGGTTGAAGCTCTTCCATGTTCCGTGTCTTTTAGCATCTGCGATGTTTTCCGACACAGTCCCCCAATATAGATGCCTCACGTTCGAGCATTTTCCATTACCACACGCATGGCATAGATGGATCTTTCTACTAAGAGGTATTGTTGTTCCTACATGGTAGGCTAACAAACCTCTGAACTGAGAGGAATTTCCACCTATCTCTGAACAGCTCTCAGACAAACACAGGTGAACCTGTCGCTGTTCGAGTGGAAACTCCATGTATTCTTCTATGCTCACCATTTGAACCTCGTACTCACGACTCAACGTATCGTATTTACGAGGTTCAAATGGCCCGACCTTCAGGACTCGAACCTGATTCTGAGCGTTTTCAGCGCCCCGCAATGACCCCACTTGCTCAAGCCGGATGATCTGCTATTCTTGAGCGAACAGAATTCGCTCAAGAATAGCACCCCTAATAGGGTGCAAAACCTACGCCATGCTCGCACTCGCACTACCTCATGATGGCTCACCGGTAGGGTCATAGCGGTCCAGCTTCCTTGTATCCCGAGACACTCTCAACTCGGTTTGGCATCCGGAAACAACCCTGGGGAGCCACTTTCGTAGCTCCCCAGGCCTGGTTCGGTTCTCTCAACGTGCTTACGCTTCGAGACCTCCTGCCTGGGGAGGTTGGATTCGATCCTCATGCTCATTCGTCATCTGAGCAAAGGCGAACCGCTGGCATTCTTGCCAGAATCGATTCGTTTTGATCTTGGTGACGGTGACGGTGTTCATGATGATCTCGAAGTCGTGTGTCAGTTGATGACGTGAGTATTTAGCGAAGATGTGTGATCATACAACGAAAAAGCGCGCCGATGACGAACATTTTTTGGGTTCATCGAACCGATGTTCGGGCAAAGAGCGCGGCGCCCATGACCGATGCGGCCCCGAGCTCGTCCTTGGCGATGCGAAACAGCTCGGTCATCGTGGTGCCAGAGCTCAGCACGTCATCGAGCACCAGCACATTCTTGTCTAGGAGCTCGTATTCATCGTCACCCTTGAGCTTGTGCGCCATGAAACCCTTGACGAACTTGCCGAACTGCTTGAAGATGTGCTTAGCTTCGATGCGACCACCGTGTTTCTTGATGTTTGACAGCACGTTCTTGGCGATGTCATCCTCGATCTTTGAGGTGTCGCCCTCGATCTTCGAGCGCAGGTAATCGTAGTCGATGAAATGTCGCTTGACGAACGCTAGCGCTTCCTTGCGATCCTCTGGAAGCTCAAAGTCCTCGACCTTATCAAAGGCCCCAATGTACGTCATTGGCACGTCAAGCTTGTCGGCCAGGCGCTGTGCGAAGTCGGCCAGCAGAGGTGATGAGGAATTAGGTGCGACGATGACATCAGGCGACACCCGGAGCTTCCGAAGCTGGGCGGCCATATGACTGCTTGAGTCATCAAGAAAGTGTGTCCTGCGGACCTCCGGCACGGTGTATGGCCCCTTTCCCTTCAGGCTCTTCAGCATGTCGGTCGAGTCCTCGCCTGGAATGTACGAGAACGCGTAGTACACTGGTACGTCGCGGGTGTATGAGCTGACCTTACCGATTGGCTTGTGGTTCGCGACGATCATGTCCTTCGTGCTGCCGCGCCGATCTGAATCTGGCGACACGTTCACGAAGAGCTCTTTGCCCTTGACATAGATGTCCTCATGAAGGTCACTGAGCTTCATCGCGTTTTCATGAGCTGCTTCCACGTAACCGTGAAAGAGATTGTCGGGAAGAACGCATCAGCATCGACCTTCATGCCAGGCCGTAGCGAGTTCAGCAGCACCTCAGCTGGGTTAGAGCTGTGGTCGTCGATCTTGTGCACGTGTCCTTCTTCGTCGGCTTGCCGCAGAACCGATTGGATGTCCTTGATCATGGCCTCAAAGGACCTGTCATCGAGCACTCGTTCGTACTTGAACTCGTACGACGCGGAAAACGGTGAGAGCACGGTCATCATGAGCTTGCCGTTCATCTTGAGCTCAGACTTGAAGAGCTCCTTGAGCTTTCGCTCAAAGCGCTTCATCTGCTTCGTTGGTTCGCCCTCAGCAAGGAGCTCTAGACGTTTGAGCTTCATACGATCTTCTGCCACATCCGGATGTAGGTGCGGGCGCCAGTCTGGTCTGCAAGATAGCGGGTGCCATCGCTGAACTTGACGATGAACATGTCCTCTGTGGGCATCTTCTGCACACGAGCTAGCGGCCCATTGGGCTTAGAGTCGTGCCCATAGATCTCCTTACCAGAGTACTCCTTGAACCTGCCAACGGTCTTCTCAGCTTTCTTCAGGGCCAGCTGATGGATGTTCCTTTTGGCGGCATATCCATCTCCCTCGAAATCTTCCCAGTACGAGGGCTTCTCGGTGAGCTTGATGCCAGCTTCATCAAGGGCCGCCAGCTCTTTGGATCCAAACACCGAGATCAAGGAAACCGGCTTGATGCTGACGTCACTCTTGCCGCCATTGTTGTACGCCATGACGAGCGCTCGTCCAAGGCGTTCATCGGAGACCGAGCTGATAGTTGTCTTCTTATCGCCCTTGATCCCGACAATTTTCTTACCGTCGAGCTCGAAGCGATCATAGCCCTTCGGGACTTCGATTCCAGTGTCCTTCATAGGACCCTTGGCACCAAAGTTCCCCTTGACGACATCACCCTCCTGCAGAGGGTTGAAGAGCTGTGAGAGTTTCATAGTGGTCCGAATCAACGTCCCACTATTTACTCAGAAAGGAATGTCGTCGATCTCCGGGCAGGCGTAGTTCCGCCTTGACGTATACGGTTCCCAGATGTCCAGGGTGTCCTCATGAGACCCATGGAAATAGAACACGCGAGGGACTGTCAGGCGGCATTCTCCAGTCACGAGGTTCGCCTCAATGAGCAGGCGCTTGTGGTGCACCAGCGAGAACTGATCAGTCTCGCCGCCGATGTGGTACATCAGCGCCTGCCAGTTCGTGTTCCCAGGATGTTGCTTGCTCTCTTGAGCGGTCCAATCGTGAGCCTGATCGACATGAAGCTTCTCAGCCTTCGGAGTGCACGACCACGTCAGGAGCTTCCAGGCGTTTTCTTCAAGTATCGCGTTCTGTTTGGCCAGCGGCTTGAACGCGCACGAGTCCTTTCGATCGCCATGATGCGCCCAACCGATGTCAACGAAGATCTCGTTGGAGCTTGAGTCGATGGGAGCGTACCCACGCGTTGGAATATGGTAGAAGGATGGCTTGTCTGTCCAGACACGAACCGACCGCCACCCACCTATCACCAGCTCATGATTGTCTGGCTTGGTGAGATACACCAGCATCTCAGATCTTCCAGGTCAACCCAAAGGTCTTGCCGGCGCTGGCGATCTTGGACTCTTCATGCAGCAGCCGTGCGGCCTCCTTGAGCACGTCGAGCGTGATCATGTCCGAGGCGAACTCGGCACGCAGCAGGTACTCCAAACGGGCATCGCTGCTGGCGGCGCGAATCGTGATCTTCTCAGTTTCACGCAGGCGGCCGATGAACAGCTCAGCGGTCTTGGGGGTGGCGGTCTGCAGATACATCTCAGTCTCCAGGGTTATGGCCTCTTGAGGCCGTTGGGTGTGAAGTGCCGACCAGCCCGCCAGTGCTTGGTGGTTTGGACATGCCCAGCACGTACGTACTTTGCAACACTGTTCTTGAACTGTCCGTACCCAAAGGCATCAGCAACTCGGATGACGTATCCCTCGTCGCTTTCCCAGTTCATGAATGGTTCAACTCGGCGAATCAACAGCAGGTCAAATGGCCCGTCGTACAGCACCTCGACTGGCGTGATGCCAAGCAGCTCAAACCACTCCAGTGTCTGATCCCACGGCAGGCACTCGTTCAGCTCGTTCCAGATGCTGAAACCCAGGAAATACGAGGGCAGGTTGTCGTAATGAATGCTGTGCTCCGCCCATAGGTTCTCACCGCAGACACGCCAGCCCTCAGGGAGGTTGAAGCACACGTTGTTCACAAGGAACTGCTTGACCCATGCACGATCTTCACCGCCTTTGCTGTCAATGGATCTCGCGTGCACGTGCCCGTTCCAGTACGCGGTGGTGTTCTCACCATCCATCTTGCGGGTGACGACCACACGCCTGTCATGGAAATGCGAGATCGACGACAGGGTCTTGTCATCATCATGAGCGCCAGGCGACCATGGTAGATGGAAGGTCCGGCCGTACTTCACGTACGGCGTGAAGAGCTTCAGCGCTCCACCCGAGTGCAGGACCTTTTGGACGCTCTCATCGAAGAACAGCTCGCCCTTGGTACGGGTGCCGTCCTCTAGAACGTAGTTCCCCCACTTGTCGATGCACTGTTCGGGGTAGAACTGATCAGGGACGATGATCTTGCTGATGCCAGCCGCTTGCCTAACGTCCTCTACCGAGAGGATGGTCTGTTCGCATTGCAGGTGATGCTTTTCGCAGACCGTGGCGCCGTTGTCGAGGTAGTACCCGCCATCACCCCAGAGCCGACGCTCGATGATGTGGTGCGCGTCTAACTTTCCCTCAGGGGTGTCCTCAGCGGTCTTCTTGCAGAAGACACAACGATGTTGATCCCGCTTGAAGACCGCTTCCCTGAATTCGTCTCGTGAGAGAAGCTTTGACTGCATGCTCTCATTCTAACATGCAGCCGATGCCTTACTTCGCGAGCCGTTGTTGCTGCTTGTTCAACCCATCAGAGAGCTCACGCCAGTTCATGGGCCGCTCAATCGTGGGCGGCAGCGCCGCGGGTTCAGCGGTTGCGATCGGAGGTTCAACGATTGGTGGTCGTGAGCTCCTGACCAATGGCTCGGTCTCGGCTTCTGGAGCGCTCGATGCTGCCGGTGGCGGGGGTGGAAGGACCTCTGGTGGCGCTTCCAACTCAAACCGTCGGTACACCGGTCGAGCAGGAGGTAGTCGGCCTTCCTGGATGAAAGTGGCCATGGCGCTCTGGAAACCGACGAGCTGCGCCAGCTCGCGTTGGAGCTGTTCGTTTTGGCGTTCCAAATCCTGGATCTGCTCCTTGAGATCCTCAGCCTTGGCGTACCGCTCATCGATCTGGAACAGCAACGGAGCAACCACGACCAGCAAGCTGATTGAGGTAGCGATGGCGGTTGGAACGCCAATCTTGCGAAGGGTCTCGAGCACGTGGGTCTCCTATCAGGAGACCTATTTACCCTTCAAGGCCTCGGCCTGCTTGGCGATGTTGGCCTGATCTTCCCAGTACTGCTCGCAGTCCTTGATCGTGTCGCTGACATCATGGTTCGACAACGGTTCGTTCTGAGCGGCCGCGCGTCTCGGCAGCGTGTTCTCGACGCATGCGTCGATCGCCAACACGGCCTTGATCCTGTTAGGAGAGGCTGGCATGTCAAGCCAGACCGCGTGGCCTATTGTCACCGCCGGCACCGTGACGAACGTTGCGATGATCCAGATTTCGATTGGGATGACAAGCGGAAGCGCTATGAGACAAAGGCCAATGATCTTGAGCCCTTCCCAGAGTGCCTTGATCTTCGCACCAATCCAAGAACCAAAGTTCTTGGAGGCACCGAGGGTACGACCAAGGCGACGAGACCAGAGGCGCTTCGTCGCCAGCACTACCGCATTCATGCCGCTCCTTACAGGATGGACAGCCCCGTTCCACATTCAGGGCAGAACTTCGTACCGGGTTTGGACTTGGTGCCGCAGGTCGGGCACTCGACCTTGGTTTTCACGGTGACAGCCTCGCGAACAGGCTGACCCTCGAGCTGACCAAGTAGCTTCATGACCAGTACGTGCTTGACGCCGTCAGTTGGAAACCACGCACCCTGCTCGAACTTCTGGTCTGACACCGAGCCATGCACCGTGATACCGGCGTCGTTGAGGCTTAGGTTCTGAGCAGAGGCCTGGGCCACCAGGGTGTCGCCGGTTGACGCAGAAGCCGAAGCACTGTTGGTACTATACATGGCCTGTGGCGCGTCACCGGTGCTGTTGTAGATGCCACCGAACGTCTGACGTGAGCCAGCCGAACGCAGCACCCCACCGCCCTTGAGCCAGCCGTCGTTGTACGGCCGGTACACGCTCACGCGCTCGAACTCGAACTCGACACGGATCAGGCCGTCTTCAGCCTTAGCGCCACGAGGACCGTCCTCGATCTTCTGTGTCCGCTCGATGAACTTGAACCGATGGCCTTTCTCGAAGTTCCCGCCTTCGATAAAGCGCTCAAGCTCCACGGACTCGTTCGGCTGAACGATCAGCGAGACGCCGTCGGTGGCATCGGTGCCGTCAATCGAGACACGCACCAGAGCGCGGACCGAGTTCAGGTTCTTGAAGTACAAGGTGTATTCGCAACCGAAGGGCAGGAACACGGTGTCGCCTTGCTCGCGCAGAACGCGGCCATTGTGCTTGACGGCGACGACAAGCTTTTCTGAGTACATCATGTACACTCCTCTTTGACGGCTCACGGAGTAAGAGCCCAAGATTAAGACTCCGTTGAGTACCACATTGCGCGGTACAAGAGTATTTAATCTTGCCGGTTGTCGTCAAGCCCGCGGATCTTTGGTTCGAAGATCTCGCATAGCATACGCGCCAAGCCAGGCCATAGCACCGAGCCAACACCCCCGCTGATCAGTGCTAGCCACAGCACATGCACCCCAACAGCTATGCCAGCAACCGTCAAGCTCATGCAGACCAGCATGGTGACCATCATTGAAGCGGCACTGCAGATCATCCGGGTGTCGATGTGCTTCATGCTAGGCCTGCCTGCTTGAGGTGCTTCTTAGACGCGGTCTTCTTGTTCGCGTGATAGTGATCGCCCTTACGCGCTGGCGTGAACACGTCTCGTACGCGCTTGACGCGGTACACCGTCTCTCGGGTGAACTCATCGAACGCCGTCCCACCGACGATCCGTGCCTTGCCGAAGCGCTCACGCTCAGCTTGGTTGAGCTCGTCCCAGGTCTTCTCGCGGCGAGAGTTCGGCGTTCCGAGGAACTGGTACCCGGTCTTGAAGACTTCGATCCCCAGAGGCTTGTCGTACACGATACGAACCTCGGGAACTGGCAGCAGGTCGAAGTGGAACCATACCCCATCGATCAGGTGCAGCACCTCGGTCTTGCTCAAGACGCGCTTGACGGCAAGCTCCTTGGCGCGCGCCTCGGCTTCCTTCTGCTTGATGACGGACCGACGCGGTGGCTTCTTGACCACCTTCAGGGTGCCATCCTTCGGGCAGATGTAGTAATCCTTGTACGACTCCTTGATCGGAATCGGCCCACGCGTGCTGGCCCAGCGCCCGTTGTCGACGAACATGACCTGGCCCTTGTCACCGACAAGGGTGTTCTTCTCAACCTCCTGCCAGAGGTGCTGCAGGATGTGCGCGTTGATCACACCGCGCATGTCGAAGGTCTTGCACAGCTCGCTGTAGCACTTGTCCCAGTTCTTGCCGATACAGGAGCGAAGCCATCCCCACAGTGGGTTCAAGTTCTCGTTGAAGCTCTTGCGGTCGTACCCGAAGTTGTACCGCTTGCGCATGGACTCGCGCCCACCGACTTCCTCATCGTCAAGACCCTTCGGGCCCTTGACGTTCCGGTAGTTGTGGAAGTGATCCCGGTGATGGATCCTCTCTCGCTCAACCAACAGCTTGTTGAAGTCACTGCGCATGTTTTATTCTAAAACGCCCCTGGGCAGGTATTTAACCCTGCCCAGGAGGAGTGATGGGGTGATGGGGTTGATCAGTTGCCGATCGGGATCAGGTCCGTGACCTTGCGATCGCCGGCCTCGATCACGCCGCGGTGGTGCATCTCACCGGTCGTGAAGTCCAGCTCGACGAACATCTTGTCGGAGTTCGCGGTGTTGGCGACCTCGACCATGGTTTCGTTCGCGTACACGGTGGCCTTGATCGCTCCTCGCGGGTCCTTCAGCGCCAGGACACCGAGGCGGTCCAGGTCGAAGCGCGTGACGTTCCCGGTGGCGGCGTCCATGCGGGAGTGCAGGTTGCCCTGGCCGTTGATGCAGTACGCGTACTGGCCATCGAGGCGCGAGTACTGGATCTCGCCGCCGATGTAGTCCTTGTCGGTGTTGGACAGCGCCACGGACTCGTTGGTGTCGACGTTCCAGACCACGCAGCGGTCCGACATCAGGTGCTGGTTGTACCGGCCGACGGCACCGTACATCGCGATCGGCTGGTCGTTCCGCTGCATCGCGGACTGGAAGTACGTGCCGTTCGCCAGGTCCAGCTCCTTGAAGTTCCCGTTGATCCAGTTCCACGTGAACTTGCCGTTGGCGTTCAGGAAGACCGCGTGGTACCCGATCGACGGCACCGGGTCGGGACCGTTCTGTGCGCTGATCACGCGGAAGGCCGTGCTGCCGCGGGTGAAGACCAGCACCGCGTCGGTACGCAGACCGGCGTTCGGGATCGCCACCAGGTTCGTACCGTCGTACGCCACGGCACCGCGGAAGGCGCTGATCGGGACGTTGCGCGACGTCAGGTCGGTGATCGTGGCGGTGTTGTCGTCGTTCACGTCCAGCGCTCGGATCACGTATTCGGGGCGTCCGGCGGAGTTCAGGCCCGTCTGCACGACCAGCAGCGTGGAGCTCGAGCTGTTGAAGGCGTGATCGCCGGCCGCGATGACGTCGACGATCTGCTCGGTGCTGGCGTCGATCTCCAGCGCGGCGCCGTCACCGGTGACGACGAAGTCGGCCTGCTTGTACGACACCGTGCAGTCCTCGGACAGCGAGGCCGGCACCGTCATGCGGGCGAGCATGTGCCCCTTGCCCGGGTTCACGCCCCAGATCTTGTGGATCTTGACCTCGGCGTTCGTGTCGTCGCAGGTCAGCTCCTTGTCCTTGTCCTTGCCGCTGCCCTTGAGCTTGGCCTTCAGGGACACGAGCTGTCCGTCGCGGATCTTGTTCGTGAAGCCCATGTTGCTGCCGACCTTGAGGCTCGGCAGGCCGCTGGCGTACGCGGGACCGGCGATGATCGAGGTCGCGTCGAAGAGCTTGGACTTCAGGAAATCGGTCACCGCGGAGACCATGGTGCGGTTGCTGGCGGTCTGCGCCAGGACGTCGGTGGCACGCAGGTCGAGGGTGGCCAGCGACACGACCATCGCACGGGAGACCGGGGCGCTCGAGGTGCCGGGGTTCGTGGTCGAGGTCGACGGCGTGGGAGCCGCGGAGGCGGATTCCGAACCGCCGCCACCACCGCCGCAGGCGGTCAGGAGGGCAGCGGAAGCGAGCAGCGAGAGGGCGAAGGTGCGGTTCATCGTGAACTCCGTAGAAAGCCTGAGGGATCTCCCCTCCTGTGGTTGCTGCGAACCCGTCGCAGCGTCGGTATCGACATTCTAACCCGAAGGTTGTAACGAGCCCGATGGCGTTACAACTCTTGCAGGATCTTGGGAATCTGCGAGATCTGGGTGATGCGTGGCACGATGATCTTTGCGCCAGCGCCGTGCTCCCTGAGCTGGATGAACTGGCCCGATGGCGTGAACGCCAGCACGAGTGTCTTGACCTTGTGCTTGAACGTGAAACCTGAACCGCGGAAAGATTCCTCGAGTGCGCCGTAATGGGTGGAAAACTCCGACAGATGCAAGCGCAGCTCGTTGGCCAGCTGGTCGACGATCGCGCGCCGCGACTTGGCCATGAGGCGCGGGATGTACATCAGCTTGCCAGCTGGCACCATCCCGAACGCATCGCCGGTCTTCCTGAGAAGCTCGACACGCTCGTTGAGGACTTGCTCGGCCTCATGACGCAAGCACACCGCTATCGAGACCCCAACGGTTGGGCGGACTTGGGAGAACCGCAGGACGTGGTCGTCTTCCTGGACCCAGCCAACGGTTTGGAGTTCGGTGCTCATCAGTCGAGACTTTCGTCGATCCAGAGGGCAAGACGATCCCATGTGTACTCGAGCCGGCCCTTCTCTCGAAAGAGCTGCACGAGCAACACGATGGCGATCACGATTGAGCTGAAGGCCATGATGGCCGTCAGGATGTGTGCGGTGGTGCTGGGCTTCACCAAGATCTTATGCTTCATCGGCGGTCTCGAAGTCGTCGAAGGTCTTCTCGTGCAGCGGAATCTTGGCCTTCTGCAGGGCCTGCTTAACCTTGGCCAGCATCATCATCTTCGTGATCTCGCCGCGTCTGTACTCGCGCAGGAAGGGCTCAGCAATGGTGGCTTGCGCCTCGCTGAGGCGCTTCCCTTCGAGGAAAATGACGTTGGCCATCAGTACACACGTCGCATGACATGCTCGTACACGAAGTCGCGCTGGTCGTTCAGTGCCTCGAGCTGTTCGTCGGTCATCGGGACCCCGTCGTACGTGGCGTACGCGATGTACGCGTCGCAGAAGTCAGGGTAGTCCTTGGTGTCGATGCCTTCGACCTCGACGTCTTGGACCTTGTTCAGGTCGAGTTCGATCTTCGTCTTCACGGTCTCTCCATCGTCCAGGAACATCAGGTGCATCTCACGGAAGTACGCCTCGAGGCCATCGATCATGATGGCGGGCATCGCCCGAAAGATCCGTTCTTCGACACCGTTGATCTCGCACGGCAAGTCGTAGAACACGGAGATGGTCCTGCCCAGCAGGTTGGGGTACCCGCCGATGATCATGGCTTTCATGCAAACCTCTTCAGAAAGTCAAGAGCTTCGGCCTCGGTCTTGCAGACCTGGCGACCGGTGCGGGGCAGGTCGCGGATCGCCGTCTGCCACGTGATCAGGATAAAACCGGGTGCGTACACGCGGATCACGCCGTCCAGGATGCGGGCCTTGCAGAACAGCACGGACCAGTGCTCCTTGCCCTTGGCGTCCTTGGACTTCTCGACTGACACCCCGTACGAGTCGTTCATCGAGTTCTCGATGCAAAACGTGGCGAGGCGGTTGGCGATGTCTTGGCGTAGGCTCATGGGAGCATTCTACACCCAAGTCTAGCGCAACCTGTAACCGTTACATTCTCACGGTCTTTCAGGGCAGTAGATGCTTGGATTTCTCAAGAACCTCTCGAGACGAGACCAGCAGTGCCCCGTGTTGGAGAGCGAGGGCGTGCTGTTCGGTGGTAATGTCGTAGTGCGGCGCGGTTTTCGACGCGTGCCAGAAATGTCGCTTGACCCCGATTCTTTCGGCGAACTCGTGAAGTTCCTCGATCGAGTCGGCCGCCATGTGCGCATACGACTTTCGACCGTTCGGGGACTTCTTCCAAGTCGCAGCGTCGACGTAGATCATGGCAGTTCGTGCTTGAGCGCCACCTGGCAAGCAAGACCGTACCAGGTTCGGTCGCTGACAACGCAATGCAGCACGCTGTCATCGAAGAGCACCCAGCTTCCCTTCCGCATGCGCGAGCTGAAAGCGCCACACTGGATATGCAGATGGCTGTGTCGTGCCATGTCGATGATCCAGAAGACCGCACGGCGAGAAGGTGGACCATCCTCCCAGCCCGAGGTGTCTACACCTGCCGGCAGGCCGCCAACCCACGTGTCGTTGTGCGGCTCGACGTTCTTAAGCTTCAAGGCCGTGAAGGTCTCGCTGTCAAACGCGTACCCTTCCGGGAGGGGTGGTACGTTCATGAAGTCGAACGACTGAGGGACCGTTCGACAGAACGAACCATCGGCATGCTCGCGGACAAGCCTGACCTGTGCTGCCGTGGGCAGCAGAAACCCTTCGCTGTAGATCATGGCATGTCCGGAAATGGGTTCCACGACCACTGCAGCAGGGTCTGGCGTTGACGAGCACGTTTCTTCGGATCGCCACCGCCATTCTTCTTGACCTGAGCCGAGTGCCTGGCAATCTGCTTCCAGCGACGGATCTGGCGGTCATCGTCAGCGGTGCGGCGACCCATCCAGAACCGGCAGTACCACTCGAACCAGCCACGCGGGTCCTGTTCGTTGATGAGGCCTTTCTCGACCCACCAGCTCGTCGGCAGCCTGGACTTCAGGCCGAAGTGGTTCAGCCGCTCGTCCGGCACGTCCGAAAGCTTTGCGTTCGTGAACCAGTCGGCCGGGTACTCGTCACGACAAGAGTTCAGGTACTTGCCTTCGAAGACACCCATCTCGAGCATCTGCTTCGGGGTGTAGAACGGCTTGAAGTCCGGGTGGTCGGACATGTCACCTAGTGCTCTGGTTCGGGTGTACGAACCAGTTTGCATCAGATTAGAGAACTTGACGACTTGCATGGGGTGCATTGTACACCCAAGCTCGTAACGGTTACAGCCGCTTGAGCATCTTGCGAAGCTGTTTCAGGTTCTCTGTGGTGATTGGCTTGGCCGACATGTCGATCACTAGCTCCTTGAGGATCGCGATCCGACGCTCAAGTACCTGGAGCTCACCCCGAAGAAGCTCAACGAGCTTTGATCCCGTGTACAGGGTCTTGCCTGTGCCGGCACCGGTGGCAGCCAGGTTCTTCTTCTCATTCTCCTGCGAGATCTTCTTCAGCAGGTTCACGAAGCGCTTTTGAATCCCAGCCTCATCGTCTGAGGTGATGACAAACCGCCAGAACTCGGAGTCGGCCTGGTTTTGAGTCAGCCGGCGCGCAAGTGCATCGAGCTTGGAGTCATCCAGATCGGCGAGCAGCTCATTGATCTTTGGGTCAGTGCGCTCACTTGCGTTCAAGAAGTCCGAGGCCTTGAGCGCAGCCTTCATGAGCTTCGGCATGTTCAAGATCTTGGCCTGAACGGCATCAACACCGGTTGAGAACTTCTGCAGCGCCTCAGCGTCAAAGTCGCCAACTGCGGCCATATCCGCTTCGGTGGGATCCTCGGTGTCGAGGATCAAGTTCGCGATGATGCCGCTCGCTCCAGCACCAGCGGCAATCATGGTAGATGCCTTCTTCTGCTGCTCTTTGCGCTCGTCGTCAGCGGCTTTGGCCGCCTCTTGCTTTTCTTTCTCGAACTCGCTGGCCCAGATGTCGCGTGTCAGCTCAGAGCGCGCGCCCTCGTACCCGCTCGTGAACTTGTTGAACGCGCTCTTTGCAAGCGACGAGACGGCGCCAAGGGCCTTCTGCGTGTCGTCCGCAAAGTTCCCGAACTCAAAGAGCTCGCGTGAGTTCATGCCTTCTCGACGAGGGTGAAGGACACAGGTTCGGCACCAGATCCACGCACCCAGCGACCTTCATCGATGTAGAACCATGGGCCGCTATCGTTGTCTTCGAGGTCCTTGACAACCATGTAGTACCCGTGACCATAACCACCCGGGTGCTTGTCAGCTTCAGCCTCAAGCTCCTTCAGGCTCTTGACGCCCTTGACCTTCATGAGCTCGGCAAGCGAGTCGAACTTGACACCACCATCACCGTACTTTTCATCGTTGTCGGTGAAGCCGAGAATCTCGTACAGCTGCGCACCCTGATTGTACCGGTTGTATGAACCAAGGACGATCATGCCTTTCGCCAGCTGGCGAGCTGCAACCTGACGAACGGCCTTGTACTTCTCCCCATTCGACAGATCGAAGGTCTCTTCACCGGCTTTGAAGGCCGCAACGAGCTCTCTGGCCTGACGAGACTTGAACATGCCGCTTGTGAACTTTCGCGCAGCGGCCATCTCGTTGATCTTCCCTGGGAGGGATGATCCCATGATCTCAACTTCGAGATTGAGGCGCTCAATCTCTTTCTGGTACTGCTTTTCTTTTCCGGCGACCTTCGGTAGGTACAGATCGGCAAAGCTTTCAAGGATCGTCATGCCATCTTTCTTGGTCTCGTCTGACAGACCGTACTTGTCGAAAAGCGTTTCAAGCTTTCCGCCTTCACCTAGATTGTCGTAAAGGTCCGCAACCGCGTCCCTCACAACATTCATGATGCCGTTGAAGTCAGACTCAAAGGTCTTGGCTTCGGTGATCGGCTCTGCCTTTGGTCGAAAGAGTACAGCGAGCTCGCGAAGACGATTCAGTTCAGACATAGATGCCCCCAGGACGTTCCCTTTATTTAGCGTCCCGGACCTAGCAGCTTGCCCGGATCAGTGCTTCTTGGCCACAAGCCTGATGTCTAGCGTGTTCAGGGCACGACGATCTCTGGTGTACAGCGGCTGAAGCGCGCTCTCGAGCTCTTCGCCGTTGAACCACACGTCGGCGAACTTGTCCGTGTCATGGAAGCTGTGCGCCCAGATCGTGAACTCCTCGTTCTCAACAAAGGAGGTCCAGAGCGCCCGGGCGTACTTGGTCTGTGTGATGCCTGATGCTACCAAGAACCCGCAGTCGTTGATGGCGGTCCTGAAAAGGCGGCGGCCGAGCTTACGACCACGAGCCTCAGGCTCGACCCACAGTGACTTGACCTCGTACACCACCCAGCTTGGTTTCCTCCGGAGCATCAACCAACCAAGCGGTCTGCGCTTTGACATGAACACGAGAGTGAAGCCGAACTCTCCGCCTGGAACGAGGACGATGTTTGGCTTGATCCTTTCGAAACGCCCGATCTTGAGCCGCCGGTTCAGGTAATCCCGAACTGTTTGTGCAGTCTCGTTGGTGATCGAACGCTCAAAGATCAACATCACCCGCGCCGTCTGGTGACGCCGGCCATGATGTCCTTCATCATCTCGTCGGTGATGAGGACGTCCCCGCCCTTGTTGTACACAGGAGCGGTGGTGAACTTCCGCTCGCGGGCCCTGAGCTCGCGCTCCAACATCTCAGGATCGTCTTTGTACTGGAGTTCAGGTCGCGGGACGGCCTTGCTGCCGGTTCCGACGACGTACTTAGCCGGCAGCACGCTCGACTGTGGTTGCACTGGCTTCGGCTTCACGACAGGCTTCGGCTTCGAGGACACTCGAATGCCGCTCGTCATAGAGCCAACTTGCTTCATCCAGGCTTGGTACGCCTCGGCCTCTTGCTTCCAACCAGGCTTGCGCTTCTGGTTCTTCGACCGGCCCTGGTAGATCTTGATCATGCCCATGAGGGCATTGTATCAAAGACGCTGAGAGAGTCGTTCCAGACGTTCTGTTACAACTTGCTGCATCCCGATGAGGCGCTGGGCCTCAATCCTGAGAGTGCTCGACGGGTTTTCGCTGACCTTGAGCCGGTACTCAAGGTCTTCTGCCCAGCGTCGGTTCTTAGGTTTGAGCTGCTGTTTCGTCATGAAGAGCTTGAACTTCAGGCGCAGCAGGTGAAGGTTCATACGCCCAACCAATCACTGTGTTTGATGACCTGGCCGGGTTTCTTGTATGCCCAGAACGAATGTGGTGGACGTGAGAAGGCGGCTTTGACCTTGTCGATAACTGCCATGATCTCGGCCTTGGTTGGGGCGCTGAAGGTCAGCTCGTACACCGTATCGTTCAACCAATCATCCCAGATCCGGACCTCTTCACTCGCAGCGTCATGCGCTGTGTCATACGCCTTCTGGGCCTGCTCTGGCCCAACCCAGATGCGCCCATGGTAGACACGCTTGCTCTGATCCTCAAGGTCAGCCGTCTTGTCGAGATCGATTTCTAGAAGGTCTTGAAGCTTCATTTGAAGGCGAAGTAAAGGATGATGGAAACGACAAAGATCGCTACGGTGATCATACCAACTTTTGACTCATGCTCATCTTCTGGCGTAGGAGCCGGTGTAGGAGCGGGAGCAGGGACAGGAGCAGGGACAGGAGCAGGCGTGCTGGACCATGACCACGGTTCAACAAACGTCTCGCCGTGCAAACCAAAGAACCCATCGAGCTGTGGGCGCTGAGTGAACTTGTTGGCCACCATGCTCTGGACCATTTCGTTCACGAGCTCCTTGTATGTGATCACGGGGTTCTTGTTCACGGCCTTGATCAGCGCGGCCGTGCCGGCACCTTGGAATGAGCCGTCGATGAACGCGTCGGCTGATGTCTGTGAGCTGTGCGATGTGGCGATCAGCATCGCCGACGAGTTCACATCACGCGACGCCTTCCATTCAACCGTATGACCGCGTTCGACAAGTTCAGCCATGACCTCTGGTGGCGGTGGCAGGAATCGACCTTCATCACCAGTCTCAATCTGACCACGGTAGACAATAAGCTCTTCCTCTTGGTCAAGCGCGTTTCCAGAGTGGCAGCAGTCAAGGATTAGCGTGGTGTTCACCCCCTGCGGGACCTTGTTAAAGATCTCGCGAAGGTGATCATCGGTGATCATCTTTGTTTTCCAATCGAGGTCAATTGGACAGATGATCTCTTCATAGCCATCAGCCTCGACCTTGGATGGGAACTGCGAGCCGTGCCCGGAGTAATGGAACACGATCACATCACCAGGGACGACGCCAGTCGTCAACCAGCGCAGGCCGTCAAGAATTCCGGCGGTGGTTGCTTCAGCTTCAAGACACA